TAAGCCGATTGCGGATTGATGATTGCGGATTAAACAGCAGGACAAGGAGCAAATAACGTGGCAACCAATTACGCACAGTATGTCCAGGACGGCGAAGGTATTGATTACACCCCGGTGGCGGACACGCCCGCCGGAACCGTTGTGGTGCAGGGCAACCTTATTGGCGTGACCAAGAAGCCCATCGATGCCAATACGCTGGGCACTATCTCGGTCGAGGGCGTCTTTGACTTCCCCAAATCGACCGCCGCCGGCAGCGGCATCGCGGTCGGCACCACGGCGTACTGGGATGCCGTCAATAACGTAGCCACGGCGACGGCGGGCGCCAACACGATGATCGGCAAGACCATCATGGCTGCCGCCGACGCCGACGTAACGGTGCGCGTCCGGCTGCACCAGTAGGGAGCGCCGACCGTGGGCGATCTGCTGGAACAAGGCGCCGGTTGGCTGGCCGGGATGCGGGCGCAGTACCTGTCCCGCACCGTGACCTACCAGAGCGGCCAGCAGCAAGTGCAGCTCCAGGCCACCGTCGGCAGCACGATGTTCGATATCGCAAGTGACTATGGCGTCGTGGAGCGGTGGGAGTCACGAGATTACCTGGTTGGGGCCTCTGACCTGGTGCTAGGCGGCGCGGTTGCCCAGCCCCAGCGCGGCGACACGATCACCGACGCCGGCCAGGTGTATGAGGTGATGGCACCTGGCAAAGAAGACGTGTTCAGGTTCTCGGACCACTATGGCCTGACACTGCGGATACATACCAAGCGAACAGGAACTGCGTAAATGTGCCCAAACAGTGAGCAATATGAGCAAGTGTGCAAGGGCCAATTTGCCTCGGTCCACACGAAGCTCGATAAGCTCGATGAGGCGATCCGTGGCAACGGCAAGCCTGGCATCCAGCTTCGGCTGGACCGGCTGGAGACTTCCCAGGCCAACCGATCACGCCTGCTCTGGCTAGTTGTCGGCGCCGTAGCGACGCTGGCCGTCGGCGCGTTATGGAAGTTCGTGATGGGAGGCTTTTAGCAATGACCCGCAAATGGCTTCAATCTCAGGATGTGTCGGTGGACGACGCGAGCGGCGCCCTCCTGGTCCAGTTATTGACGGACGGGACCGGCGCCGTACTGGTGAAGCTGCTCTCCGACGCAGCCACGCCGCCCAGCGCCCTGTCCGCCAGCGGCACCTGTACACCCGCTGTCGCCGGGACACCCGTGCAACTCCTGTCTGCTTGGGCGACGGCAACCGTGTATGCGGTCAGCAATGTCAGGTTGGACACCGACAACACGACGTGGGTGTGCCTGGCAGCCCACACCAGCGGCAACGGCACGTTTGCTGCGGATCGTGCCGCTAACCCGACGTACTGGCAGCAGATCATCACTTGCAAGTTCGTGTGGATCGGGGCACCGGTGGATGTCAATGACGCCCCCATAAACCAGCGAATGGCGATGATCGGCGGCTGTAGCCTGGTCGGCGAACCCAATATCCCGCTGGCGGCGACGAATTACGAGGGCTTTGCGATTCGGATTTGCGACCCGTCAAAGATATTTGTTCAGTCGCGCCGCACGGGCGACAGCGTGGCGTTTCGGATTTTTTGGTAATGCACAGGTAAAACATGGCAACCGCCTATACAGCTTCACAATCCGGCGACTGGGACACCGCTTCGACATGGGGCGGCGTCGGCGTGCCTAATTTTGCCCTTGGCGATACCGTCCAGGTCGCCGGCAATTACATCGTGACCAAGGCCGGCAACCTGACGATCACCGGCGGCGGCAGCGTCACGCTCAAGAACGCTACTCTGGCGACACTCACCGTCAGCGGCAATCTCACCATCGCCGCTGACGGCACACTCACGATGGGCGGCACCGGCGCGCTCAAGGCCGCGCTTAACGTCATCGGCACACTCACGCTCCAGGGAAGCCTCAGCCAGGCCGGCGGCGCGGCGGGCGCCGTCCATACGATCACAACGGGGAATTTGGTCTTCGACGGCGGCTCTCTGTCGATCAATTCATATTCCACCGTGGCAGGCAGCTTAACGCTGGGCAATGTGTCCAAGACCGCTAACGCCGGCAGCGTCACCTATGGCTCGGCATCGTGCGTCTTTGGCGGCCTCAAGGGTGCATGCTCGTTCCCGTCGCTCCCCAGCGGCTACACGGGAATTTTCGCGTTCGTGGACAACGGCTCATTGACCTCGGTGGCCACGCTCACGTACTGGGTGCCGTCAATCGCCGCCGGCAAGACGCTGACTATTCCCAACGGGTCAGGCACCTTCACGACCATAGTGTCAAACTACGGCTCTCCAGCGTGGGGGGCCGGCGCGACCCTGGTAATAGGCACAGGTTGCACCCTGACGTTTGCATCGTCGTGCGTCTGGTCGCTAGCCGGCAGCGCCACGATCACCAATAACGGAACGCTTACGCTCGCTGGCAGCGGCACAATTGGCGCACTCTCCGTGACGAACAGTGGGACGGTGACTCACTCCAGCGGGACCATCACGGGCAACGTCGTCAACAACGCTGGTCACACATGGAACCAGTCTGGCACGGCCAACTTTGGCGGCGCATCCTTCATCAATTATGGCACCTACACCAGCACGGGCGGGACGATTTCTGGGTCGGCGACCGTCTTTCAGAACTTTGGCACGGCAACGTTGGGCGGAACCGTGTCATGCAAGGTCCAGACGGTCACAATGGAATCGTTGACCATCGGCAGCATCACTACCGGCGCCTACTTCTCCCTTAAGTCTTTCCGCGTGCCCAAGGCCGGTGGCGGCTTTGTTGACACAACCGCCATGTACGGCCTGCGAAGGAACGGTGGCCTATGACCATGCAAGACGATATCGACCAGGCCCACGCGCTGTTGGCAACGGGCGGAACGCCCACGGCGGATGAGCAGGCGATCATCGACCGTGGGGCCGTCCTGTCGCGGCTCCAGTGCGCGATGATTGAATTCTCGGCGTTGGTCCAGTCGGACCCCGACACGGCCGCCCAGGTGGTGGCCGAGTTCCAGCAAGACCCCTCCTACCAGACCTTGATGCAGATTCTTGGAGCTTCTGGCCAGTGACAACCGTCAATGACATCGCGGCTGCTGTGGTTGCGGACATGAATGGTGCCCCCTCGGGCACGTTCGCCCAGGCGTTCACTGCCGTGCAGGCATACCTGCCGCAATACGAATTGGCGGATATGACAACCCTGCATGTGACCGTTGTGCCAAAGGGCCTGGTAGTTCAGCCATTTGGCAGAGGCGCGTGCCAGTATGACTATGCGATTGACGTGGCCGTGCAGCAGAAGGTGGCCAACACCGATCCGGCCACGATCGCGCCCCTGATGTCGCTGGTGGAGGAAATTGCCGATTGGTTCCGCCTCCGTCGGCTGACCAACACCGACGCAATTTGGGCCAGGACGGAGCACACGCATCTGTACGCCCAGGAGCATTTGGAGCAGCTTAGACAGTTCACCAGCGTGCTGACACTGACGTTTCGGATACTGAAATGATCGACTTAAGAATCAAAGACATGTTCTTCAATGCGAAAGCGGTGACTGGCGCCGTAGACAGGGCCACGCGCCGCGTACTGTCGAGGTTCGGCGCGTTCGTGCGGACCACGGCCCAGCACAGTATCCGCAAGCGAAAGACTGTGTCCAGGCCCGGTCAGCCGCCCTCGTCGCACGTCGGCACATTGCGGCGGCTGATCTTCTTTGGCTATGACCCAGCCAAAAAGAGCGTGGTGATCGGACCGACGCCCTTTGGCGATGGCAAGGCGCCGGAGCTTCTGGAACAGCAGCACGTGGCCGGCACGACCATGCGAACGCGAATCACAGTCAAGCAGCGCGGCAAGGTGCAGACTGTCTGGGCGGCCTTCAAATCAAGGCCGTTCATGGGTCCAGCCCTTGAACAGGAAAAGCCCAAGCTGCCCGATGGGTGGCGAAATTCCGTGAGGCCATAACCATGATTATATTTGGAGTTGAAGGTCACGCATACTTGAATCCGACCCCCGACAGCGCAATCGCCGCCGCCGGTTGGATAGACCTCACCATTGTCCGCAACGCAAGCGTCGCCCGCCAACTGAAGGAGGTCGATGTCACCACGCGCGGCAACGCGGCATACGAGGCTACCGATGTACGGCTTACCAATGCGGTGATCCAACTGGAACTGCCGCTCGATCCTGCAAACGCCGGATACCAGGCCCTGGAGACGGCCTACGTGAACAAGGCTCCTGTCAGCCTGGCCGTCTTATCGGGCGCGATCGCCGCCTATGGAGCGCGGGGTCCGGTGGGCACGTTCACAATCACAGCCTTTGACCGCGAAGAGAATCTCGAAGGCGCGATGATGATAAAGGCGACGGCCAAGCCCCTGCGGAATCTGTCGGAGTACGTGAAGCTGCCTGATCCCCCGACTGGCGTGTCGGCGGCTTTGGTCGGTGGCTGTATCGACGTGTATTTCACGGTCGGTGTCGGACACGGCTTTAACCTCTACTACTCCGCCAGCGGCGGGACCACCTGGACGCTGTACGCTTTGCAGGCCAGTGTCGGCAGCAACTGGATTCGATTGATGAAGACGGACGGCTCGGGCCAGTCCACTTTGCCGCCTGGCACTTATGTCTTCCGCCTCACCGGCGCCGTGCAAGTGGGGAATGATGTGTTTGAGTCCGCGCCAACGGCAACAACCAATAGCGTAACGCTTAGCTAACTTAGGAGACTATATATGACCATTAGATTCGGCGTCGAAGGCAAACTTTACTACTGCGCGGCCGGCATCGGCGGCACTCCGGCATGGGTGCTCTACAAGGGCGTCAAGAACGTCACCAATCCCAACTCGCTGAAGGAAGTGGACGTGACTACCCGCGCCAACGCCGGTTATGAGGCGACCGACGGCCGCATCAAGCAGACGCACGTCGAGTTTGAAGCCCCGCTTGATCCCGCTGACCCAAACTACATCGCGTTCGAGACGGCCTACATCAATAACAGCATCATCGG